TGCCTTTGTCAATAAAAAACTGAGCCACAGCGCTAATAAAAAAGTGAGCCGGTTTTGATAAAAAAATATTGAGCCACTAATCATTATTCATGGTTGAGTCGATGCGATAAGACGAGTTGCAGTTCATGTTCAGAACGAAGGATCTGAAAGTGACTCTGTCTATGAGTGCTGCAAGCATCATTTCATTTTCAAAAAGCTGTGTCCATTCCGAAAATTCGAGATTTGTAGTGATAATAACACTGGCTCTCTCGGAACGTTCGGATATGATCTGAAAGAGCATTTCCGATTGATATCTGTTGAAAGTCAGGTAACTGAGCTCATCGATTATCAGCAGATCTATTTTGCTAAGGCTCTTTTCAAGCCTGGATAGCCTGTTCATCTGGACGGCTTCTGCAAGTTCGGCTGCGAGATTGACGGCTGTGTAGAACTTTACACGGTATCCCGCTTCACAGGCATTCATGCCCAGAGCAATTGACATATGTGTCTTTCCGCTCCCCGGATTACCTATCATAACGATATTCTGACGCTGCTTTATGAAATCACAGGAAGCAAGCTGACGTACAGTGCTTTCGCTGACATTTTCAAGCCTTGTCATATCAAACTCGTCAAGTGTTTTCATTGACGGGAACTTCGCAGCTTTTATCCTGCGTTTCTGACCTGTCACCGAGCGCTCTGCAAGTTCCTGTTTCATCAGTTCTATCAGGAACTGCTCATAACCGTCATCAGCTGAAAGATGACGGATTACTTTATCATAGTTATTGAAAGTAGGCACTCTGAGCTGCTTTGCATATAGCTTGATCGTTTCTTTCTGTACGCTGTTCATACTGCATCACCGCCTTTCAGCAGCGAATCGTATCGTTTAAGGTCCGGCAGTATTATCTTTACCGATGTTTCTATCGGCGCATTATTTACTGTTTTACCGATAACGCAGGCGTACAGCGTATCATATGAATCAGCATAAGACAGGTGCTTCAATAATTCATCGCCGGTATCAATATACAGTCTCAATACCTTGACTATCTCCCTTGGACTATCCTGTTTCATCAAGAACTCATAAAGCTCTTTAGGGACAGTTTCCTTTATCGGTGCAGCATTGTAAACACTTCTCGGACGCTTTTCGATGAGTCCTATGTAATGTTCAAGACGATAATGAGTCTGATTATGACGGTAATCTCTGTCGTATTGAGCGATGGTTTTACCGCAGAACAGCATCACTACTTTATTTCCGCTGCCTTTGACTGTTATTGTTTTTGAGCTGTACTGATACGGCACTGAGTATTTGTTGTGATCGAATCTAACAAGTGAGAAATCATCAGCCTTGACCTGAATTGTGTTTGAAGTATCAAAGCGGTACGGTGGCAAAGGTATCCAGTGGCCTTTGCAGTTTTCAGCCATTTCTCCGACTGTCATGCTTTTGCCGGATATCCTATGGCTCCTGTACATACTGCAATATTCAAGCAGTTTTTTATTAAGCTCATCAACGGTTGAAATATTCGGCACAGGTACGAAGAAGTTCCTTCTGACAAGTCCGACCAGACCTTCTACAAGACCTTTTTCATGCCCCTGTGCGGGATTGCAGAATATTGGTCTGAACGAATAATGAGCCGAAAGAGCAAGATACTTATCAGTTGCTTTTGCGTGATGTCCAAAGCCTTCTTTTACAGCGACACGAGCATTATCGAAGATGATCTTCTGCGGAGTTCCGCCGAAATGTTCAAGTCCTTTTACTATCCCTTCAAGGAAGCTTTCCTCGTTCTGACGATAAAATGCGGTAACAAAGATGTCGCCGCTGTAGCATTCACGCATACACCATATCTGTATCTTCTGTTTGCAGCCACCGAGTATGATAGTTGCTTCACCCCAGTCAACCTGTACTGCTTCGGCCGGTTCGTATGACAACGGTACAAAGATATCATGGATATTGCAGCGAAGTTCCGCTACAGTTCGCCTTACAGAGGCTTCGCAGCCCTCAAATCCGTATTCAGCAACCAAACGTTCGTATATCTTATGAGCTGTATGGTGCTGCTTCCGTGGTGCTTCCTTATCAGATTCTATGCATTTTATTATGAAGGCTTTGACTTCATCGGTAATGATATCGTTCTTCCTGCCGCTGCCGGGCTTTCGTTCCCACGGAACCGTCTGTCCTTCCCAGTATTTCTTTACTGTATTGCGTGATACACCAAGTATCTTCGCTACATTACGTTGACTGTAGTCAGTATGCTCACGATAATATCTGATCTTTTCATAGATCTCCATTGCTATTGCCACTCCTTGTTCCTCCTGTACACAAGCTCTTTTTCTTATTATACAGGATTTTTATTTTAGTGGCTCATTTTTTTATTATCATTTTGAGGCTAACTGGCTCAGTTTTATTTTAGCATACATATATGTCACAGCCACCGTTCCTGCGGGACGAATCAACCGCAGTGCAAGCGAAAGTGAATTTGTAATAGAAGAAACTCATACGCCGATGACTGGAAGGGTAATCGTATAGTCTTTTCCTAAAATGGGAATCCGAATCTTTGCCCGTCTTTGCCGCACATCCATACTGATGATTTGGTCTTCATACTGTCGCAGGATACCGGATAAGATCATTCTGTCACCGTTTGCAGTCACATAGATGTGGGATGCCACAATCGGATATCCACGATTCCAGAGCCAGAGAATATACGCTTCTTCCTGTTTAGAGAGCGATGCTGCCTTCCCTTTGCATTTCAAGAATTGTATTACGCCATCTGCGTTGCAAATGTCATAGTAGGATTCTGTACGCAGTTTTCCCTCCGGATATTCCAGAAACAGGTATCCGGAAAAAATCGGTTCTGTCCGTTCCTGCCATGCCCCCTCTTTGCGGATAGACAGTGTTCTCTGTGGACAGCGGATAAAATATCCTCGTTTTCTCAGATTGGAAGCCACCTGTAAATCCATACCGGGCTTCACCTGAAATACATACATGCTCATATTCCGTCCTCCTGCTTCTGCTTTTCTTTGATGAATTTCTTGACTTCCTTGTATAAATCCGGTCGTTCTGCCGCCATTGCTTCAAAAATCAAGTCCTTGAACTGCTCCGCACCATTCTCCAATGCATTTCGTGTCTTTACATCCACATTCTTTTTGTAGGCAACTGCTCTGGTCAGTGCTACTGCATTTTTGGAGAGGGTATCAAAATCGACTTCTTCCAACCGTTCTTCTGGCATTTTACTGATGGCATCCAGCATCTGATTGCAAATCAGCCGAAGAATGCCGTCTGTCATGTCCAAATCTGGATAGCGTTCTGTCTCCTCCATGATTGCCCGGAAATTCTCCTGACTCAGACGCAGAGCATCCAGTGTACTCATCAGATTTTTGGCGTACTTGCCGACTGCTGCAAGGGAGATGCTCACACCGTGAGACTGAATGTAGTCCACAATCTCCCGATAGTACGCACCGGTTTTAATCATTTCATCCACGGTTTCCTTCACTGCCGGTTCCAACTGGTCAATTTTAGAATGTTTTCGTCTCTTTCCCATGCTGCACCGCCTTATACATCAATGCAGGCATCTGTTCGGACACAGGCAATAATTTGAATGCCGTCTGCAGTGACTTTCGCTTCCAACTCCTGCATCGCAGCGTCTGCCAGTGTGGTTGGCTGCTTGGTTTCCGTATGCCGCAGCCGGATATATCCAGATTCCGTCAGATAATTAACGGCGTCCCGAAATTCTGACTCATCCATACTGGGACGCAGAGCATAACCGATGTCGGATAACGATACATATTTATCACGGAGCAGGTTGACCGCCTTCAGCACCATGCCGTTATTCTTGAAAAAAGTTTTCTGTCGAATTCGTGTCAGCATCTCAGATTGTTCCATTCTTCCGCCTCCTATCTTCTGCAATAGCTGTCAATTTTGCTTTCCAAACGTGCCATCGTCCGAATGAAATCCTCATTTTTGGTGGTGTGTTCTTTGATGTAGTCGATATTTTCGGAAAGCTTCTCCATTGACGCTTTAATCTCTCTGATTTCTGCCTTGGTTGCATATTTGTCGGACAGTGTCAGAAGATTGTCTCGCAGCTCCTGTACCGCTGCTTCGTTTTTATCGTTTCTATCCATGGTTCGTTTTAGAAAATATCCGATGACACCCAGTATTGCAGTAATGATTGTAGTGATAATGAATAAAATGATTTCTTGCGTCAAGTTCTAGTTCGCCTCCTACTAAAATAAGAATGCTATAATTGCCGTATTTGTTCTACTGCAATTATAGCATTCTTTTCTTACCGCCGTACATAAGAGACGTTTTTATACCGTTGTGTGCTTGCAAACTTGGAAACATCAATCTTCTGGGAATAACATCATCTGATAAGAATCTTCCTTTTCTTTTTCCCGTCGGATAATGTCATTGATTGTTTTCTTCGCCAATCCGTATTCATGTGCAAGTTCCAGTTGATTTTCCCCATTGAATTTACTGTAAATTTCTTCATCCCTGTCTGCTCGTGCTGCTTCATCCGCTTTCCCAATGTAAACGCTGCTGCCGCTGTACCGAAGTACTAGCTTTTTGTACGCTTCGATTCCTATGGTTTCTGCTAACTCCAACTGTCCGCCGTGCAATTGACTCATGGTCAGCTTATCCAGATTCATCTTGTTTCACTGCCCTTTCTTTTGCATGCTGTACATATCGTTTCAGCTGTTCAATCAATCTGGAACCGTCTGAAAGAGAAACCCATCGAAGCGGATCGGCGGCAAAGGAAGTAATGTGCAGTTCCTTTTGTACAACACCTGCCATGCGTTCTCCCATGCTGACATCTGACGGTGCATATGTCGCAAGTTCATACAGCAGTGCCCATGCCTTGCTTTTCTGATTGGGCGTCATTTTATTGGGGCGGCTTCTCTGTGGTTCCTTTTGGATGTTTGGATGCTCTGCACGAAGTAGTTTCCTCAATTCCGCAATCACTGCATTTTGTTCTTTTTGCGTCAATTCCCGCACAGAGG